AACCCCCCCTAAACGACCAAGCATCGTCTCCAAAGGCATTGCTTATATCATCTATTTGATTACTAGTCCAACTTCTAATTTTACTTAACAAAAGCATTTTTTGACAAAAAACCCTTGACTTTCCGCCGGGTACTAAATCGGGAGCATCTGGTCTTTTTACATATTTGTAAACGGTGTATAGTTCCGTTTCAATAGTTGGTGTGTTAGTTTCTAAACCTTTAGGCGTGATAGTTATTGTATTGTTTATTGTAGATATTAAACCTGCAACAACTAAACTGTTAATTATATTCTTAACCGTTTCAACATCTAATCCTAAAATCTTTGCAGTCTTTTCAGGTGTTGTTTCGGGTGCGCCTTTTAATAAATCTAATACTTGTTTTTCTGTATCCGTTACAAATTTATGTTTTTCAAACTCAAACTTAAAAGCTTCCGTATTATTTTCAAATGAAACAAACTCTTCGCTTATAATTTCATCGTCATTATCTTCTAAACTATTTTTTTCAAATAATTCTAAAACAAAATCAGTCATATCAACCAACTTATCAAACTTACTAAACTGTGCTTCTGGTGTTGCAAATAAAACATTAATATCTTGGTCTGTTAAATTATATGAAGTTTTAAGCTTCCATATAGCTATACTTTTTTCTGTTTTACCGTCCCTTACTGATTTTAATAAGTTTTTTAAATCTCGCCATTGTTTAGCTGGCATTTTTTGAATATGATTATTAACTTGGTTTTCTGGAATGTCTGCCATATCACCATCAACCGTTACTTTATCTTTAATATCAATACCTAACTTTTTAGCGTAATGTTCACGTAAAGTATCTAAATCAAATAGTGATTGTAATAAAGCAGTATCAAAAGGTAAATCAACATTAGCAGGTTGTTTCTGTTTTATTTCTAATAAAGATAAATCAACACCGTTAACGGCTGCTAAATCTTTAATAATATTTAAGTGTATCTCTTGTCTATGTTCAATATAACTAAACAACCATCTTTCAAACTTTTGTAAATAAATAGTGTTATCGCCAATGTTAACCGAGCCATCAAAAATAGCTGCTAAAGCAGGATCTGTTCTATGGGCTGTAAAGATATTTTGTTGTGAACGTTTAGCAACCTGCTCAAACATTTTATCTAAATCACTTTGTGAAAACGTTGTTAACTCAGCTTTTTGACCGCCTTTGTCAACAAAGTTAAACATCATTTTACCGGTGTTAGAACTACCTTTGAATTTACGGTCAAAGAATTTAGCGTATTTTCTTTGCTCTTCCTGAGTTGGCTCGCCATTGAATAAAGATAACATAGCACTTGCAAACATTCCATTCTTTAAATGTGAATAGTTAAAGTTAGTTATCTCAATATTTGTTTCAATGTCTTGTAAACCTTGTTGGTAGTTTGGTGCTGGATAAATATTGCCAAATTCCATTGCACTCATTACTTCTGTTTTGTAGTAAAGTATTTGAGTTCCTGTTCTAATGTTAGGATTAAAAATAGGATATTCAATAAATGATTTATGCTTATGTGCTTGGTCATTTACACATCCATTATCGTCAACCCATTGCTCACAATAGAAAAGAGTTTTACCGTCGGGTGAACGTCTAAATTTGCTAAATTCTTGGTTATAAACTTCTGCTATTTTACCGTTAAAATCGTAAACTATTTGTAAAGCAATACCATCAAATATCTCAAATGGTGTTACGTTCTTTCTAAATAAAGAGTTCCAATCTTCAAAGCGATTAGCGTGTGATAAGAATTTATCGTATTGCGCTTGTTGTGCTAAAGTTAATTTGCTTTCGTCATAACATAAGCCACGTCCATAAACATGGTCAGCCTTAGCCTTTATAATAGCACCGTGAACGGCATCTCTATTGTATAGTTCTAATAAGTAATTAGGATGTGAGTTATGCTCACCCCATTGTAGATATTTGCCACCCGACATTTTTCTGATAGCAGGTTGAAACGAGCTATCAAATTCAATTTGTAAAAGGTTACCGACCTGTGTTATATTATTGCCCATTTGTTACGATTGATGTTCTTACATCTTTATAATAAATATTAGTTACTGAGGGTGCTTTCCACCACGCCTTGCCATTTCCAACTTCACCTGTTAACGTTCTAATATCTGTTGTATTTATATTTGCATAATTGAATAAGGCTGCATTAGCCGATTGATAAACGTAGAATGAATAACTACCATAGTCATCAAATAAAACGCTGCCAGTTAACGGAACAGAAGCTCCAACGGTTATAACAAAACGTTGCTTGTTATTATCTAAGTTAGTGTAAGTACTTGTACACGCTACTTTGCGACCTGTATTATCATTAATGAATACAAAGACAAATTGAGGATTTGCAATAGTTGAATTTTCCGTTACCGAAATATCAATAGTATTAGCCCCTGTTATTAATTGCATCATATACTTATTAAATACTAAAAAGTTACAAATGTTACTAAATAAAAAAGCCCACCTTACAGGGTGGGTCTTACATTTATATTTTAAGAAGTTAATTAAGCAGGTATCAATAGTAAAGCAGCTAAAGCGTTTGGCACAACGTTTGCAAACGTTCTCTCTTCACCTGTTAACACTATTGTATATCCAGAATCATCATTACCCATTGCACCACTTGCAGCAGTTGCAGTTGTAATTCTCATTCCGAACTCTTGACCTAATAATCTGAATGCACCGTTCTTATCTTTAACCATCCAAATAGTATCTTGCTTTGCTAACAATAAAATTTGTTGAGCAACTGCAGCTTGTTTCTTTGGAATGTATAAATTTAAAGTAATTGCATTCATTAATGTTCCGTTTGTATTAGCGGTTAAAACCTCAGTCTCATTCGCTTTACCATAGTCAAATTCAAAACCCCACATCTTTTTACCTGTTTGTAAAAAAGAAGCTACGTTAGTAATACTACCACTTGCAGCGGTAATAGTTCCTTGTGTATAGTTAGAAAATTCTACGGCATAAACGTTTGTAAGTCCGGGTGAGCCATCTCTACAATCTCTTGCTATTCCCGATGTTATCGGGCAACTTGATAATGCCATGTTTTTATATTTTTTTTAATTAAGAGGGGTAAACTTAATTACCCCTCAATTTATTTAAACTCCTAAATACTTGTAAACTCTTGAAGGGAATGCAACTTGTACTCCTAGTTTCCACTCAGCATGGAACTTTAAGTTTTGATCGTCATCTGATTTCCAAACTTTGAATTTCTCTTCTTCGTTTGCCATGTCAGTTCCAATATACATATTCTCAGGCTCGATAGCGTAGATGTAATTTAAACCAGATAAACCAGCAACTTCAACGATTTCAATGTTTGCACCTTCAGCATACAATTTACTTTCTTCACCTGTTGTATTAAACAAGTTATCAGTACGTAATTTGAAACGGTATGTTGCAGCCATTTGAGGTGACATTAACATTTTGACAGTTGGGTTACCTTGGTAAACGTCATTGTTAGCAATAACTAAAGTAGCTAAACCTTTGATAACAGTACGGCTATTAGCTTCAGACCATGCAGTTCCTGAATAAGTACCACCGATTGTAGCAGCTCCGATAATTTTTACAAATCCATCAAAACGATTTAAGTAAGCGTTTGTTGAAGTTGTGTCACCTTGCCATAAAGCAATTTCGATATCTTCTTTAGCTTGTTGCATAGTGTCGTCGATAATTTCTTTGCTATAAGCTAAAGAATCATAATCACCACCTGCAGCTAATTTCTTTTGAGTGAAATACGGCTCTAAGTCACGCTCACACCAAAGCATATCAATTTTAGTTTTACCTACTGTGATAGTACGTTGAGTAATTGTAGTTGAACCAGATGCGTTAAAAGCACATGATTGAGCTTGAAATACACCACGAGTGTTAACCACGTTAATAGTTTCAGACGACTTAATGCCAGTCTGTTTGTTTTTCACTAAGTCCATTGTTGGTGAACCTGAGAAAAGTTTTTGATAAATCAGTTGTTCTGGTTGCTCTACATACGATGGAGCTGTTATTGAATATCCCATTTTATTTTGTTTTTTTTATTTGTTTATATTTATTTGTTTAATCCTAATTTGCTAAACATTTTATCTTGCTTTGAAAAAGAACGCTCAGGTGTAACAATAGGGTTAGCCATTGGCGTACTTAGTAAGTCAGTAAATGTTTTTGAGAATGTTGCTAAAGTTGCTTTTAACTCTGTATTGTCTTTCTCTACAGCATCAAAACGAGATACTAAAGCCGAGATAGTTTTGTTAGCCAAATCTAATTTAGCGTTAACGTCATTAACCGCAGCGTCCATAGCTTCTTGAGTTACAGGTGCAACCGGCTCAACAACTTCAGTAGGTTCGTATTCTAATAAAAGACCAGCTTCGCCAACTGTAATTTTATCACCATTTTCTAATTCATGGTCACCAGCAGGAGCAGGAAGCTCACCATCAGGAGTTACAACAGTTACGATTGTTTCGTTAGGGATTGGCATTGGTGTTGAGTATTTAACAACCGTACCATCTTTTGTTTTTATCTCACCTGCTACAGGCGGAACAGTCTCAGGCTCAGCGTTATTAACTGGCTCAACAACTGGAATTGGTGTTTCAAATTTAAAAGCCTTTGCAAAAGTTTCCTTTTGTTCAGGTGATAAAATTGAGTTTACCAAATCTTTAAATGTTTTTTTATCGTTCATACTTATTAAATACTTAAGATTTATTTTTGTTTACTCTAAAATTACACTTAGCAAGTGGGCGCAAAATTCATCACTTAATTCAGTAGCCACACTTTCATAAAAATTACCCTCAACACTAAAGCCGGTATAAATACCAGTCTTAATATATTCGTCCCAAACATTCTTATCACCTATGTAAATAAAACCAAACCAAGTACCGTCAACTAAATGTTCTTGTCCTAAAGGCGGATTAACACCCATAGCACGATTAATAATAAACGATTGATATAAGTAGCTATCGTTAATCATGCGTGTGTTATCGTGCATTTGATTAACGTTATTGGCATAACTTAACTTAGCGTGTTTCTTAACTATTTGCTCAATAGTTTTAGATGAGAATTTAACGTTATATTCCTTTTTAGTTTTCTCGTCTATTCTAGGAATAGCCATGTCGGGGATCATTAAAGCACCTGCAAGTATTTGTCTATCGCCTGTAGGAGCTGCAAAGTTTCCTTTTTGAGAGCCGCAAGTAATACGGATTGTTTTTAATTCTTTGTTAGAACCAAAGGCAAAGTAGCCTTGTTCAATGGCAGGACTATCTACGGTTGCAATGGCAGTTACACCGCTTGCATCTTTTACATCGTCTTCGATTGTTAAATCTATTAGTTCCATAATTATTAAATACTAAATTGTTTAGTTTGTTTACTTTAGAATGTAGCTTGGTCTTTAATCTTATCTATTGTGTTTGTTGAATTTCTTAAATCTGTTTCAACTACGTATGTTTTAATTGGCGGTTGGTTAAAGTTGTTGTTATTGTTTCCTGTAAAGGTTGTAGTGTTTTGTTGCGGTGCTGCTATTGATGGTGTGCCATTGCCACTTGGCATAGATGGTGCGGACGGTGTAGCTCCTAATGATGGTGCAGCCCCAGCAGAGCCACCACCTAATGCACCTAATGCTTTAGTAGTTGCTGCTATTGATGCTGCAATACCTAAAGCTGCCGATATATTATTAAAAGCAATTACAGGAATAGCAGCTGCCCCACTTGTTGCAATAGCTTGTGGTGTAAGGTTAGCAGCGGCATTAGCCGCTCTAGTTGATATAATTATTTTAGCTATTCCTATTGCGCTTTCTGCTATTAATGCCGCTTTTTGTACATTCTTATTTGAGCCTGCTAGCTGATTTGCTAAACCTACTAATTGACTAGCAGTGTTTAGTGCTTGCATTTGAATTTGTTGTTTGTGAGCTTGTTTTGTTTTTTCTATTTCAATTTCTTTAGCCGCTTGATCTTTTATAAACTGTTCAATAAATAAACCATCTTGGAATTGTTGTTCTTGTGCTGCTTTTTCGGCATCTAACTCATCCTTACGAGCTTTATTTCTTAAGGCTAATTCGGTATCTTGGTGTAAAGAAAGTTGTTTAAATAACTCCTCAGCATCTATAATAGATTGTTCACGCTCTAATTTAGCCGCTTCGGCTTTGTCTTTTAATCTATCACCTTGTAATTTTTTTAAACTTTCATTTTGTTTTTTCTCTGCATCAATAGTTTGTAACTTTGTTTCAGTTTCTAACTTAGATATTGTAATTAAATCCGTTCTTATTTGATCCCCAAACTCAGATGCTCTTTTAAGTTTATCCTGTTGAATTTTAGCTTCTAATAAGTCAGCATCCCTAGCATTGCCTTGCGCTCTTAAAACACTTATCGCAGTTCTTTGTAAACTTTCTGTAACACTATCATTTAAAAAAACCTCTTTAATTTTTAACTTTTGTAATTCAATGTCATCCTTAGCCGCTTTAATTTTAGCTGAGTTTAGTTTTTCGGTAGCTTCTAACACATCCTTCATGCTAGCACCCTCTGCTTTCATTATAGCGATAGCGTTTTCTTGAACAGAAAATAAACCCTCATTAACTTTCTTTTGTCTCTCTAACGCAGCCGTTAACCTATCACTTTCAGTTACACCAATTCCAAAGAATTTAACTACTTCTTCAAAATTCTGAACTAATAACATTATACCCTCTATAAGTAAGAAGATAGGAATAGCAGACATTGCAGAACCTAAGCCTTTAAAACCTGTTTTAATTTTATCAAAGTCAAAGTCTTTAAAACCTTGTCCTAATAAATCAAATCCAGATGTTATTCTTTCAACTCCCGAACCTTGTAAAGACTTTGTGGAATCGGTTAAGTCATCCATTTTATCTTTTAACTCAGCTACTCTTTTAGCAGCTTTACCATCACCATTTAAGGCAGCGGATTGAGCCGCTTTTAATTCGGCTTTTAATTCTTTAATTGAGTTAATGGCTTTGCCCGTTCCCTCAACCTCAATACTTATTACTGTTTTTTCTGCCATGATTAATTTACTATTTCAGCACTTGCTGCATAATGAACACCTACTAAATCACCAATCGCTCCGTTAGCATCACCCGTTGCAGATACTACTAAGCCATAATCCATTACGCCTGTTTGTGCAACAGTTGTCTGCACTGCTGGGGTAGTTCCGGTTATTCTATAAGGTACTGCACCAGCACCAACAGGTGTGTATAAAGTAACGGCAGGTGCTTTAAACATTCTAACAGGGAATTGAATATTAATAAAACAAGCTAATGCTGTTGCTCCTGCTTTACCTATTATTCCAGTTACACCATTACCAGCCGTTGCAACCGCTATTGATGCAGCAGGGACAGTTGTTAAAGGAAATGATTTACAGTAACGTCTTAAACATCTATTAATATTTTCTGAAAAAAGTGGTTCTAAATAATCGACAAGTTCAGTTCCTAAAGTTATCTGAGCTTCTGCTATTGATACGTTATCGGTAGTTCCGCCTGTTGCATCACTAAAGAAAACCATTACTAAGTTTTTTGCATTAGTTGGAACGGTAAAAACACAACTTGATTTAGTCCATACACCAGCGGCTACGTTTACATTTAAAAAGTTTCCTGTTATAGTTCCATTTTCTCCCGTTGGACTTGCATCTGGTGTGATAGCTGTTAAGTTAGTATTAAAAGCAGGGTCAACACCCGTTGTAACAGACCATGCGCCACTTAAAAAAGCGGGTGATGTATCAATAGTTCCTGCACTTGTTAACTGAATTAATCCTAGTTTAAAGGTTTGGTCTGTTCCAACTTTCTTATTATGTTTAATTGATACCCTTACTTTTCTACCAACTAAGTGACGCATATCTTCATTTAATATCCATTGGCTCAGCATTACTTTTTTACCAGCAGTAGCAGAAATTATAGAGCCATAATAACGTGCATTTACACCTGTTTCAGGAGCAGAGCCAGTATCAACTTGCTGCCAGTTTAAGTTTGATGCTACTGAGGTTGTAACACTCCAAGCATCTGAAACTACACCACCACGTGTTGTTGTTGATACTCCTGCAATAGCCGTTGATGCTACTGCAACTTTTTGTTGAACACTAAACCCACCGTTAACAAGTATATTGCGTTCATCTAATCCGTTGTGATTAAAAACGGATATCACGCCTTTGTCATCTATACTACAAGTTTTATTGTTATTGTCTATAAAAATTTCTACTTTGTTACTTACCGGTGTTGAGGGGGCTTCCCCTTTTGTCATTTTTAATCCCATTGTTTTATGTTTTTAATTATCCTATTTCTAAAGTTGAATTTATGCCTATTTCTAAAAATTTAGTATTTGCTATTTCATAATAACCAGAGTAGTATGCACAATAACCATCTGTAATTGTTTGGTTTAATGCAGGGGCTTGTTTAGTTATTATTAAGTCGGGTAAAGAAGCTGACACCGTTGCCCAACTTGCACTTACGCCGTCTGTTGTTAAGTATTTACTGTTGTTTCCTGTTTGAGTTGGTAAACTACCGCCACCACTTGCCGCTATTGTTACATTAACCCTATCATTAACGGAATCATCCGCAATAGTTAATGTTACGTTAGTCCCCTCTATTAAATTTAAAGTACGTCTAACGCCTATTAGAGTTCCTGCTTTTCTTATTATTGTTCTTACAAATCCCATTTTATATTGCGTAAATTTCTAAACCTAAACTTGTAAACTTAAACGAATCATAAACAACCATTCCTAAATTAACAGGAATGCCAACCCCCATCACGCTAGTTGAAACATCAACATCACTCATATAAACATTGAAAGCACTTGCATCGGCTCTTACAATAGTTACTTCGCAATTTGCCATGTTTGCGTTATCCCAATAAATTGTAATATCATTTGATGAAGCATCAATAAATAATTTTTTACCATGATAAGTAACATCTAAATAAATATCGTTTTGTACAATTACAAATGGTGATGGCGCTGTTATTGTTGAATTATTACTTGCGTTAGTTATAACAACATTACTTAATCCAATACCTCTAAAAGCACTTACATCACCGTTAACAACTACATTAGTACAATTATCTAACTGAATATCCGTTGCGCCACTTGCTATAAAATTACCCCTGCCATTAACTATATGAGATGCGTTACCGTTGTTTGTGTTATTTATTCCATTAGAGTAATTACCGTTAACTATTCTGTTTAATTCGCTAGGGTCTTCGTTTGGTAATTCTATTGTGTTTGACTGCCATGTGTCATATTCCTGTAACTTCAACATCGTAACTAAAGTACTTTGTTGAGTGTTCATTATGTACTCAAAGTTTTGAATGTAGAAGTAACAGTTAAAATGATCTACCCAAACTACTTTTCTAAAACTAAAATCTTTAACCTTTAATTCATTAAGATTAAAATAAGCCTTAACAACTGCCGAACGTTTATCGCTCAACTGATTAATCATTTTAGAATAGTATTTATTCTTTAAGTTGTTATTGGTGTAAGTAGCATTAATATAATTGTAATAAACCTTTTGTGGCGTATCCCAATTTATACTAAGTGTAGGTGTGTAAGGATTATCAACTTCACCAACGAATGGATAGTAATTGTAAACCGTATCACCGGCAATAGAACTTCTTAGTTTCCAACCGCCATAAGACATATTAATATTACCACCTCTATAAAGTTGGCGTATTACTGACTTCATTGGTTTAATAGTTCCGTTGTCGTTTTTAAAAATCTTAGGTAGTATTAAGCCATTAACTTGATTATCTACGATTGGAGTAGGTGCATAAATTAATTCAGTCTTTTTAACGGGCTTAACAAATTCACTAACACAATCGGTATATCCAAAACCATAAGTTTGTTTATATTGTTTAAAGTAGGCATCGTTATATTGGTCGCTATCTTGTTTATTCCAAAACTCATAACGCTTTGTGTCAAGTTCACTAACAGGCAATACTTCATAATCTTTGCTAAAGTCTAATAACTCAGACCAGTTATCTTCACCTGTATAAAATCCGTCATCACGTGGCTCAATAATATAATCTTTTGCCTTGTCGGGATTAGGAACCATGTAAAGGTTAGCCGCTTTTATTTCAGTCATTAACCAATCAATCTGTTTAACCTCGGTAGGAATACATTGGTTAACTTCTAATGTTGCTCCCTCTGTAATATTGTTATTTAATAACCTTGCGGCATAAGTACTGTTTGTTTTTATGTTTATTTTTGCAGTTGTAATTCCCGTTGTTACAGGTACGGCTGCGGCAGTATATAAATCATAGTTTAAAATTCCATATACTTCAACTCTATAATTCTCGGTTGCTAAAGCCGCCCAAGATGGTAACTGAACATATAATTGATAAGTATTTGAAGTTAAAGTTGGCATAGCTGTATTACCTACAGTGTAAGCAGAGGTTGCTATTGGATTCCATGCGAACCCGTTAAATTGTGTTATTTGAATAGTAACAAAAGAATTTGCGTTTAAGTAAGCATTTGTTGCCGTTCCTAAACTATTAGTTAAAACTATTTCAAAATCTATTAACGTTTCAATTATAAAAGTATTTGTTGTTGTTGGCGAAAATATACCCGTACCCGTTGCATAGTTACCGCCTGCATCGTTATAAGGGGCTACGTTGTCTTCATTAAATAAAACAACGTCAGGACTTGCAAAACTTGAAGAAACCCATTGACTACTAAAAGTACTATAACCAGTATTAATTAAAGCTCCTGTTTGTGTTGAATTACGCCTTGCATAGAATTGACTATTAGCTATTCCCGTCGTTCCTAACGTTAGATATTCTTTTGTTGGTGGTATTAATTGACTTTTATAATATGCACTATCTAAGTAAGTAGAAGTCCATGTATAACCTGCGGCTGCGAATATCTTAGCCATGTACTCACGCTTGTATAGTTGAGGTCTCATGTGTTTAACATGATATTCAACATCAGTTAGTATTTGGTTTTCGCCCCAATTAATTAATCCGTAATAGTAACCAGAGCCAATAACACCCGTTACACTTGTTGCAGGAATCCAACTATTTGTTACATTAGCTTTAGTTAACGAATGATTATAAGCACTAAAATCTAAATCAGTTAAGTAAGCATCGCCAATGGCTAAAAACAAATTGCCAATAGTTCCCGTTGCTGTGGTTTGGTAGTTTACCGTTTTACTATCAGGGTCAACAATTACTTTTATTAATTGCAAATCACCATCTAACTGCAATACCTCATTAACGTAATACTTTATCTTACATTTTAATCGAGGGTCAAAAGTAGTTAGTGTACTGTTTAGTTTCCAAATAACTCTAAAGAATAAATCTACGTCTTTAGAATTAAAGTTTATTGTTTTAGAAAAGGTTGTATTTCTTTTACTAGGGTCTTTAACGTCTGCTATTAAATAGCTTAACGATAAAGGTATTTCCTGAATATAACTTACGTCGTATTCAACACCAGCTTGGTCATATAATAATACTTTTATGTTAGCCACGCTGTCTAAAGTTTTGGTGAGTATAATCTAAATCAATTTGATAGTTTCTTAGTCTATCTGTATTCTTAGTAGTGTAACTTGTTTGTGTTACCTTAACCCCTTTGTAAGTTGTTGTGTTGCCAATATCTAAGCGTACATCGGTAGAAGTAAACAAATCTTTATGCAAGGCAAATTCAGCATCTGTTAACCAATCGCTATTTAATTGTAGCTTATCTTGAATGGTTACTGATTGTATCTTTTCGCTATTCAAAGCAGGATCTAAAGTCATAACGTTAGATATTAATGACCATCCACTCTTTCTAAATGATGTTGTAGTTTTACTACTCGATAAAGTAGCAGCTAAATTGCAATGTAAAGTTTCATAAGAGCCATTAGCTTTTAAATAATGTAAAGTGTAAACCTCAAATTTAGGATTACATTCTATTGTTATATTTTTGATAACATCATTTGTGTCACCATTCTTAATAACATAAGATGCAACGTTAGAAGTAATGATAGGATATGTGCCACTATTAACGGTAACAAATGGGGCTGTTATTCCTAACAAGCCTTTATAACCAACGTCAATGGCAACGTAATTATCAGAGAATAAACCCGTTCCGGCATCTGGTCTGTTTATTGAATAGTTACCTAATAAAGAGCCGGCTGCATCGTAAGTAAATATATCAATCTTATTTAACTCACCTATATTTTCTTGACATAAAACATAAAGATATTGCGAGCGGTCTTTGTATGTTTTGCTGGGAAGTAAAGTTAAGTAAATTAAATTAGGTATTGAACTATCATAACAAAAGTAGTTAGGTGAATAAGGGGCGATATATTGTTTGTCAACTCCTGCATTCCAAGTAATATAATCTTTATCAACTCCTGCAAAGTAAGTCGGTGTGCCTAATACGTCATAAGTTTCACCAACATTAAAACGAAACTTTCTAGTTGCATTGGTGCATTTTTGCCAACCGTATAAATTAACGGGAATGTAATTAACCATTAATAGTTGAACATACGCTTGTAAATCCATTACTAATCTATTGTTAGGGTCTGGTTTTACTTTGATAGTATCAAATGTATAAGAGCCTGTTACATCGGTTAAAACGATTGTATAATAAAAGTTAGGCTGTATTGTTTGATTTGACGTTGCAACTACCCAATTCTCATTATAGGCAGGTGTTGGTGACGTTGGGCTTGATTGTATTGTTATTGCCATTATACTACTGTTACTTCTTTACCTATTAATTTAGATATGTTAGTTAATAAATCTTTTAAATCCTGAGGATTAGAACCTTGCTCTACAAAAGGTTTAGGCTTAATTCCTTTTTTACCTATTGACCTTGCCACTATAAAAGCAAACTGTTTCGCTGCTTTTTGGAATGGTAGCTTTTTAACTATTCTTTTAGTAAACCCTTTCTTTTTATTATATTCGATTGTCATATCGTATATAATGTTAGCAGGGTTTATTCCGTTTTTAGCTTGCCACTTTTCGCCTAAAGCTTTTGTTGGTGGCATTTTACCTTTCTTTCTGCCATTTTCAATATAGTACCAATAGTCTTTATCGGCATATACACCAAGCGTTACCTTGCCAACTCCATAACTAACCCCACCTTTAAACCTTATATCTACTGCACTTGGGTTACCTCTACCGCCTTTTTTAAGAGCGTCAAATAAAGATACCTCTAAATCCTTTGCCCACTTTTCAGTAAAGTCATTTAGTAATTTATCTATTTCTTCGTTGACGTTCAATTTCTTCAGCTTCCATTTTATTCTTATCCTTAAGATAAGCTAATTCATTTAATAATCTTATTACACTCCACTCATGCACATGATCCTCTGTTATTCTATTGGCTTGGGCTACCTCTTTAACTATGTGAATCCATCCCCAAAAATCGACAAACCTTTCTCTCTCAGTTCGGTTTCTATCTCTTTGTTGATCGTCTTCATCGCTTCCACCCCCTCCAAATAATCCAAGGTATTTAGATTCCAATTCGCCAATACTTCTAAGCAAAAAAAAACACTTGGTTGTGCTATCGACATTGGTGCGTTTAGAAACTTATCTGCTACCTCAGCGTGTTTGTTACCATCGTATTTGAATGATAGGTATTGAGCAGGCTCATAAGTTAAGGCACAAAGTTCGTGTAGTTTATTAGGAAAGTAGTCGGGCTGCTCCATTAACGTTTTAATCGTAATGTAACGAGCCACGTTTATATCGTTTACCGAGCGTGATGCCTTGTAAAAGTTACCACCTTGCCATGTAATTAACTTAGGTTGTGGTTTATACTTAACAGATTTTAATAAGCCGCAAGTAAAAGACTTAAATGATACTTTAGGTTGGATGGGTTTGGTAAGGAATGAAAGGCTTTTAACTAAGTACTTGTAATGCTTTAAATCTAAGTTTTCAACTTCGTCATAGGTTTTGCCGGTAAAGAATGAAATGATACGTGACCAATCTACTTCGCCCTGTAGGTGGGGATAGATGGTTTGGTATTGTTCAATGGTTACTTTATTCCAATTAAAAGGTATTGTCATATACCTATTAAATACTAAAAAAGTTGATTTGTTTTAGGCAAATGAATAACGACCTGAACCTTTATTTATCTTATTAAGAGCTACATAACGAATAGCATCAATAGTGTGATTGTTAAAATCAACGGGTATATTTTTACCATCTATCCATTTATAGGACCTAAACTCTTTTATGGTATAAGTTGACGTTCGGGTTATGTTAATCTTAAATTGCTTTAAAGTGTCTATTGAATTACGGATTGAGTCTGCTCCTTTGTTAGCCCCTTGAATATTAAAACCTGCCCTTGTTAAGTCTTCAATACTTTTAGGCTCAGCACTATCAGCAACTATTGGCATGGCTCTTGTTACACCTAACCTTGTTAATTCGTTTGCAATATCGCTATTTGTTAATCCTGTGCGATATAACAGCTCGTCTATGTATATCTCACTATTGTATCTAAATACTTTTATAACCGTTGTAGGGTCATTAGTAAAGCCAAAGTCCATACCTATTCCAAGTAACTCAGCACCCAAAGGAATGTTATCTACAATATCAAAGTTTCTAAAGACTAAGCCCTCTATTTTACCAGTCATGCCACGAGCATAAACCTTGAATAGTTCCATGTCTTTAAACCTTAAGCCCTCTATTTTATCTCGTATCTTTTGAGCAACAAAAGGATTGTGCCGGTGGTCGGATATGAATAGTTTAACGCCATCCGTACCTATTAGATTTTCATGCACCCAGAACTCAGCGTTTGGATTGTAGTCGATATAAACTTGTTTACGGGTACGCATATACAATTCGTTAAATATATCGTATGTTATACCCTGCGCTTCGTTTATGAATAGATAATCCCTTTTACCAGACTTCGCACCTTGAGCGGTCTCATAGCTTTTAAACTCCATTACAGAGCCATTAGCAAATTGAAAGATACGGTCTGTTCTATTGTAGTCTGCTATCTTATGCCTAAGTTGTTCGCTATTGTTGTAGATATCTAAGGCATCACGTAACGCCCCGGCTTTTAAGTTAGGGATTGATTCACCAACAACTGTGATAACTATTGGCGATTGAATGGCTTTAGTGAATAGGACTTGAAGTATTGAATATGTTTTCCCAGACGAAGATCCTCCTTGGTTTACGAGTACATCTTCGGTAGCAAAGTAATTAGCTTCATATAGGCATGAGGTTTTAAACACATTAATCTAAACTAATATCCTTTTCATTACTACTAAGTGGCGAATCGCTTTTAATAATCTCAACTGTTGTATTGAGGTTTGTATTCTCATTCTTAGCTTCGACCTTATCAGTCATGCCTAATTTATTCTTTGCATAGAATATTCCTTTGCCCTCATTAGCTACAATATCAACAGCTAAAGAACAAAATAAATCGTCTATCTTTTTTATAGTGTTACTTTTTTGCTCACAATCGCCTTTTAACCACTCGTAATAAGTCTTCCTAGCAATTGTATCACCCAAGTTCATTGGAAGCCATATATTCAAAAAGAACGCTATTGTAGGTATATGCCTTTCCTTTTGGTTAACTATCTTTCCGCTACCTGTTGCCACTTCTTTAGAATGGTTTAAACATACCTCAACATATTTTTGAGCGTATTCTGGTAGGCTTGTTATAAATTCTTCACTTTTTGCCATTCTGTTTGGTATTCGTAAATATCCTGCATTAGTTTAAACATACAATTATCTCACCTAAAATATGTGAGTTTGCTACATCACAAGGTAGCGTCATTTTACTAAAGTCTATCATCTTAAAAAGTTATAGTTACTAATTACTTCATCTAAGATAAGGTTTTTATTTGACTTATCCCAACAATTTAATAAAAAGTTGCAGTCTGCTACGGGATCAGTCGTAAAGCATCCAAAGCGTAAACCATCTATTAAGGTAGTTCTTATTAATCCTTGCGCTCCATCTGTATAACAATGCGCTGGCTTTTGTGCTATTCTAATACTACCGTCTAACAATCTTTGTTGCCCAACAATCATATCATAATCATTTTGATACTTTTTAAATATATCGTAGGTATTGTGATTGAATGTAGTATCGTCATCTAAACCAAAAAAGAAACCATCTTCTAAATTATCTAAGGCTTTGTTAACTTTTTTACCTACTCCGCTTAAGTCATCAATACAATCAACTGTTAAGTAAGGAATATTATATGCTTGGCATTCTTTAATAAGTATCTCTCTGTGTTTGGCAATTACAACAATCCAATTAATATCTTCATAGTCGGGTATTGAGTCGGCTACTTTCTTAATCATTCCACTCCGGAATAAAGGTGTAAATATATTTAGTTTCATTCGTATATCCATTGTTGAGTTTCTATTGTCCACATCGAATAACATGGGTGAGCAGAAATATGACCTGTAAAGTCAAAGCACTTCATATCTTCGCCATTAACATAACCTATCCAACCTTCAGCATCATGCCTATTAAACACAGGGGGTGCTAACATTTTACGAACGTGAGATAATGAAGTCCACCAGAATGTACCGCCAAAAAAAGGACTACCTCTGTGTTCAACTGAATGATGTGATGGTCGCATCCAATGTTGACCAACTGCATCAAAGCCCTCATTTAGTTTTTGTACTGCTATTTGCCATTGACCAACGTTGTAATAAGTCATTGATCTTCGCCATGATTGATTAGGTTGTTCAGGACGTGATGAGCCTTTAGAGTGAGCATATAAAACATATCCGTCATTATCTTGGGCAAATTCATACATAGGTATTTGAGTAACCTGTTCCCACCCTGTATCGGATGTTGCTATCACATCAAAATTAATACGTTCGTTAATTAGGTATTGAATAACGGCTGTACGGTTATGGTCTGCCCCAACTATTCCAATACGGAACGCTGCAAGGTTATCAATAAGCCCCCATTTACGTAGGGCTTTAATATGTTCGCTAACTGGTTCTAACCATTGACCGTCTGCGTATATGTGGTAATAGTGGTAGAGTTTATTTGAATCGCTCATAAAGTTCTTTACGTTTATCAGTTAGCAAATTTAATGAATATTTTTTAGTATCTAAAGTTAATTGTGCAGCCGTATCTTTTACTAAGTTAGGATTACTTAGAATGTATTTTGACCATTCGTAAAAGTTTCCCCAAGTCAAATCAAAGCTATTCTTTTTAGTCATTAAAGAACTATAAGGGTTAACATTGTGACCCATAAATGCACATCCTTTATGCCCTGCTTCAATCATTTTTAACTCTGATTTGCAATTATTAAAATCATTGTCTATTAAAGGCGCAACTAAAATATCCATTTCATCGTAAACCTTTGCAAATTCATATACCGGCAAAGCACCCACTCTACGGTATGGTTTACTAATACCACTAGGGAACTTATATTTAACCAATCGCAAACAATACTCACGCTCAACAGGTAAAAGTGTTTTAAGGTTATCGGTTAGCATTCGTTCATATCCAATATAAACCGACTCTTCGCTTTTAATAGCGTTCCAACCTGTTAAGATAACTTGGCAATTACGGTTAAAGTCTGCATCGTATAAAGCAGTTTGCACGTCTTTATGAATAGACATAACGTCGGGTATGTGAGTTGTGCCTTGCGTAAATCCGTATCTAATCCGTTTAGAGTTTACGTGGTTGTTTTGCCACACGCTATCATCCGTATCAATACCATTTTCAATAACATAAACTTCTTTATTGTGTTCTTTAATCTTACCGGCTAATATTTCAGTTGTGCAAATAACAAAGTGAGCCGCTTTAATTGAATCTATTATTAATTGTGGTTTATTAGTTTCTTTATAATGTTCGTATAACAAATGGTCTTCAGGCAAAATCCAATAGTCATCAAGATCTAAACCAAAACGAATGCCTAACTTATTAAGGGCTTCTATAATTCCGTTGCTATTATCTATTTCACGACAAAATAAAACTAAGTCAATAGTTTTTAAAAAGTCATCAGGATAAATGTCATTAGGTTTAGAATGCACAATTTCAAAGTCTGGGTTTAAACGTGCTAAAACTTCATGCGGTTTATTCATGCGATAATAAGACACAGCGTTGAACTCTGGCTTATTGTCTTTAATGTTAAAGCTGTGGATTAGGAGTATTTTCATCAAACGTATGGTGTTTTAAATTAAGTTCTTTCATTCTGTGTAAACGGTATCTATTAGCATCAATTATCAATTCGTTACCACATGATGAGCAAACGTAACCGTTATTAATTACTTTGTAAGCTGCTATTATTTCTGCCATAATGCCCTCGCATCCTCTAGGGATAAATAGTTCTTTACTATAAATCTCAAAAAACTGAGAGTGTTTAACTAACACATCCATTGCTTCGTCTCTGGTCATCTTAATCTATTAAATATTAAACAAATAGTCATTGATAGTAAAGAGGTAACTCCTGCTATAAT